CACATATTCCATTGATGATGACTGTCAGAGAGTTCCCGCTAATATGCGTCCCCTCTGTCAGTCCAATCAAATCGCCATTGAAAGCTATGTAAGCGAATACTATATCGCCAGTCATTGCCTCCATCACACTGATATCATCCTCTGAGTAATCACATACTCGTGCGAAATCTATCATTATGCGTAAGGCAGCGAATAATAACTGTGATGGCAGCTTCTGATCATATTTACCATAGTCCCCTCCAAACAATCTATTCATGCCATGTTTAGTGACGTGCTGGTGCAACTCATCCCACTCAGGGCCATGTGAGTTAATACCGACCGCGCATTCAGACATCAGCGGATTCATTTGGAGGATTCGCAAGAGCGGGAGGAAATATTTTCTGATCAAAAAGGTCAACGATATCGCATTTCCGAAGAATATGCGACACTTCTCCTTTGTCAGAATTTCGTCTTTCTTACACGCTTTTGCTATAGGGTATCCTCGTTCACCCTTTCGATAAAGATCTTCTATCCTCTTTATCTCTTCAACGATGACACTGTCCAACTCGCGATTATTGGGACATTCGCTTGTCGGTTCCAATTCAGTGACGTACTCTCGTTTAGGACCTGATAGTGGAAATCCGATTGAAGTATCGAGCTTTATAGCATCCAGAAACTTCTTACCAGGAACTCCACATAAATTTTCATGGTCCGTTAAAGGGCGAGTATTTGACCATAAATCACTCTTGAATATATCTATTAACCCACTCTTATAGTCACGTATGGCTAATTCGAGTAGGTCATGAGGATATGGATGAGCGGGTATTGCCATGTTTGCTAAACAGGCTTGCCACCCGTACCAATCAGGATTGAATTTTGGTCCACAATAGATATTAGGTGCGTTACAAATATTGATGATGTGCTCACTAATGGGAGTGACACGTACATCAGATTTGTTAACTGTCCTACCTGGGCAGGAGCCATAATATTCTATCTGTGAATGTTCGGGCAAATAGTTTAGTGCACTCTTCTTATGAAGAGGGTCCTCTCGTAGAACTTGGACCCCGAGTACGGTTGTGTTAAACACACCCGCACCACCGGAGAGCACTACACCTTCTTTCTTGCGTAATTCAGTTAGGGCGTAATGGATCTGCGACTGGGTCAATGATCCATAACACCCAACTGGCGTACCAGCAGTACCACCCAGATGCATACCTAGTATGGTGCTACCGTTCGTGTCAGACACTACGGTGGCACCACACATGCCATCAAAGGTTGTCATGGTGAGATTCTTATACATTCCACCTGGGAACGTAGAATTTGTCGTTACCATGCCCG